CAAATTGCTTCCAATTTTCGCAGCTATCAATAACATCAAAAGCTTTATTTTTGGCTAGTATTTGTTTAAGTATTTCCATTTGCTATTTCATAAGTTGTGAACACTAAATTAAATTCACCACTTGTTGGGGAATAAGGAGTACCGATATCATGTGTATCAATTACTTTATATTGATTAGTGTTTATTTCTGGGAATGTAGTATCACCTTTAATTGGTTGCCCATCAAATCTATCAACCCAAGTAACATAAATTCTATGTGGTCTCATTTCCATTACTTGTTTATAAATTTGACCACCGCCAATAACAATAGTCTCTTTATCCTTAAAAGTGTTAGCTGATTTAAATGCATCTTCTATCGATTCATATACTAAAACACCTATAGGTGCTTTTGATTTAAACTTTTTATCTCTAGTGATTACTATATTAACTCTGTTTGGTAGTGGTTTACCTATTGATTCATAAGTTTTTCTACCCATAATAAGAACTTGTCCAGTTGTCCTACCTTTAAAGTACTTTAAGTCAAGTGGTAAATGCCATGGCATTTTACCATTTTTACCAATAACTCTTGTATCTTTTGCACAAGCTACTATAACACTAAAATTGTCCATATCACTTTGACGTTTCGAATATTTGAATTTTTGCATCTACTTCAGTTAGTTCACTCCACGTACCTAAATAGGTTATAGCTCTAACTTTTCTGTTATCTATCCAACAATACTCTTCACCATCGTTAATTCTAGGTTTATCAGTTACTAACCCATGATAGTTAAATCCATTATCATCAAGCCATTTCTCAGTTACCACTTTATCTTTTGATAATCTCGCTGTAAAGAATGTTATATGATGCCCCTCATCAAACCATTTGTTAATTATATCTTTTGCACCTTCTATAGGTGCAGCATCAGCATAAAGATGGGAGTCTTCATTTTTAATATCGTCACAGACTGTACCATCTATGTCAATTAGAAATATTTTTTTAGACATTTGCATATATTTTATATTTAAATTTTATTTAAAACTTCTGGTTTAATCCATGATTCTAATTCTACTTCGTTAGAAGATAGTTTGAATAATTTCATAAGTAATTCAAAACGGTATTCACCATCTAAAGTATTAACACCATGTTGGTCTTTAATATCCTTTGCTTCTACTACATTTAAAGCTTCTATTATAGATTCTCTCTCACCATGATTTAATCTCCATGTCACATAATCTAAAACATCATCTACATTGATTGTAGGTTTTTCCCTTTCGTAATTATAATTGTTCTTTACTGAGGATTCTATTCTATTAAAATCACTTATACTTATTTTATTTTGATTTATAAGTTGTATAACTTCGTTAATACATACTTCATTGTATTCTTCTTGTTTTGACATAACTTTATTTTATAATTATTTGTTTAATATTCAAATACATCACCATATTTGTTGTATTCATCATCATCTTCATCTGGCTTTATATAATAGTTTAACATACAATCATTTTAATTTTTCATTATATCTTCTTTTAGGTCATTATCCAATGGAATTACCTTTGAATACTTTTTTTTTACTCTGTCACTAATTGGGATTGCATTTCCATCCTCATCAACGCTAACAAATTTTATATCAGTAGCCAAAATTCTTTGTTGTTTACCATTGTAAACATTATGTCTTCTAGCTTCAACGTTAAGTGTTACTGAACTAGTACCAAACTTAACAACACCAGCGTAAATTTTTATTACATGGCTTGGTCCAGCTGGTTTTTCCCAAACACATTTATCCATAGTTACTGTTACCATTCTAGGTGTATCACAAACTTCCATCGCAAAGGCTACGGCATCACCATCAATCCAATACAATAACTTTCCTCCGAAAAGTGTGTTATTAAAACCTAAATCTGAATGTTTCACAGGGTGGACTCCAATTAAGTTCATTACAAATATAATATTTTATTCTTTATTATGCAAGTCTAAATCAGTTATTTTTAGACAGTAGCAGTCTCCTTTAAATTTCCACTCACAACCTTTGATGGTGTCGTCAACTTCACCTTCTCTTCTAAAAGTGGCTTCTTTAAAAAATTCTTCTTTATTTTTCCAACCAACAATCCAACCAGTCCTAAGTGATTTATGTATTACAACAAAGCAATACCAATCACATTTTTGTTTGGTGTTGTATGAGAATATGTTATAAGTATGGTGCAATTGAGGTGGAACGTTTTGTTTCTTTGTTTTTACATCAACTTTTTTATTTTTTATGATTAAATCATAATCATAATCACCGACATATTCTGCTTTATCACCATAATAATCCATAACTATTATCTCACCTAAAGCACCAACTTCATTACCTTCACCCTTAGTAACTGAACCCTTTAAAACATTGAATTCATATAGTTCTTTACCCCTAGCTCTTTGTTCATCACTTATCTTTATTTTTATCATATAACAAATATAGTAAAATTAATTAAATTTTTCAAGTTTATTCTTATAACTTTTATTAAGGTTTTTAAAACACCATGATGCAGCGAGTAACGACATAATCAATAACATATATAATGTTGATATACCTCTATCTCCATTTATAAAAACATGTAAATCGTATATACCATGAAGTATTATTGCACTTAATAAACCGATTAAAATAAAAATCCTACGTCTGAGTTTATCTGACTTTAAAACAACTATATCAAATAGAGACCTATTCTTCAACCTGGTCCCAACTCTACCCAAAGCAATCCAATAACCCATAAATAAACCAAAAACCATGTGACCTATAACAGCTGTCACAGAGCGCCATAATATAACGTCTAATGGGTCAAATGCTTTCATAGCATATGAAACATTCTCAACAACAGCAAAACCTAAACTAATCATAGCAACATTAAACATCGTACTTAAAGGATGGTATTTACGTTTATCATTATTAAGTAACTTTTCTATAATAATAAAAGTGATTAATTTAACTAGTTCCTCTATCAACCCAACTTGGATGAATGTTTTAGCATGTAAAAAATGTAAGGGGTAAATCTTGTGATTAGTAATCACAGATGCTATATTATTCCAACCTGGAAACAAATAGAAAAAATAAAGTAATAGTATAACCGACATGAATCCACCAACTAGGTAAACCATCCCGTTTTTAATGTTAATAGTTTTATAAGGTATCGTTATGTATATTATAAAACTATATATTAAAGCTGGTAGTAAAGATAACACCATTATACTAATAATCCCCATGATAATAAATATCATGGGGATTATAATTAGTACTGTTTAATTTTATATTTTATCTTCTTTGATAAAATTGTCATTCAAATAGTCGATACACATTTTAACAGCTTTTTCACTATCAAAATAATTATTGTCTTCAGCAATTGTAATAAGTGTACCTAACGCATTACAAACAGTTGTTAAGTCATCCATAACCATTTTTCTGGCACTGTCCTCATCCTTAACTGTTTCAACAACATTTTCTGGTTTTGTAATTCTTATAGGGTCTTCCCTCTCAGAATCTAACTCTATCATTAAAGTATTTTTCATAATACAAATATATATTTAATTGTTTGAAATGTCAAGTATATTACCTATACTTCTCTGGAACTATGTTAATTAATTCCTCAGAAAAATCGTATTTATCATTATACTTAACAACGTATCTAAGTAGTTTAGCTTTAAACTCTAAATCAGATTTACTTGTTTTAAATTTCTTAGGGTTTTCTTTTGCTTTCTCAATAACACTTAAACCAGCGTTAGCTTCTTTAGTAGTCCAAAAATGGTTTTCATCCATCTTGAAGAATCTGTTAAGTGGTTTCCTATATTTCCAATAAGCCATAAACGTTTCATTTCTCATCTTATTTTGGCTCATTTCACCTTTCTCTTGTGTACCATGAACTAATAAAGCAAAGTTAGATTCCTTACCACCCTTTTGTTTAGCTAAATCATCATCTAAGTCAACAACAAGACCAGCTTCTAAAACTTCTTCTGGTGTATTAAACACATGTGACTCTTTAACATCAACATTTGGTAAATCTCTATCTCTCTTACCACCCTTAGAAAGAGTTATTGACAAGTTAGGTATTTCATCTAAAGCATCTTTATATTTTTTAATGAACGGTACTGATTTAGTATACGCATAAAAATAAACCTTTGGGAATTTTTTAGCTGCTTCCATCCAAGCTTCCAAATATTTAGTGCTAAAGAAATCTCCAGATTCGTGAATTCTAATACCTTCTTTAACACCATCTGTATCAAAGAAATGTTTAATAGACCTAACTATCAAGTCAGTCATTGCTTTTACACCACCTTCTTTGGCAGCTTCATCAATTAAATCTTTATTATGCCACCTATTAGCTCTAATTGCATCGTATTGCATTTCTTGGTTAGCAGCATAGCAATCGAATTCAGCATCATCACCCTTAGTTACTTGTACATCACCCTTATAAGGAATCTTTTCACCAGTTTTATTACTAATCTTATATGTACCCTCTTTATCTGGGTCCATTTTTCTATACCTATCAACTTTTTTAAGACAAAGATTAGCAAATGGACATGTCCAGCCAGCTGGAAGTGAGAATGTAGCAACTGAACCACCAAGTTTTGTGTTTTCAGCACTAAATGTAAGTACACAAATATCTAATAAGGCATCCATCATATCATCTTCCATACCTTCATAAAGTTTGGTTACAAACTTGTTAGGTGTAGATGTTAATAAATTGTCTACAATCTCATTAATTAATTTATCATTATTGTGAATTTTTGTCCCTTCAAAAACATTATTAATTTCAGTTACGAAGTTTTTTCTATTCTCTTCGTGTTTTAAAATATTTTCTTTTAGTAGTTTTTTAATACTCATACCAATTCTTTATAATAAATATGTAAACTATTAATAAAGTTTACTTATTATTATCATTTAATCCCTTAATCTCATCTCTAAGAATTATAGCATCTTCGTACCTTTCTTCTTCGATTGCTAAAATTAGTTTTTCTTCTAAAGATAATTCACGTTCTTTATAAGCACCTACTATCTCTTCTTTAACAATTAGACCTTCTTCAGTCTCCCAAATACTTCGCTTAATTGTTTGACCATCTTCCTCAAAATGAGAGATATCGTCTGGTTCACCCAATTCATTTTCATGTGGGTTCCTAGTATTTTCATTTAACTCACTAAAATTGTTTAATCTTTTAATTAAGTTTTTAATTCTTTTTAACCTGTTTTTAGACCCTTTATCAAAAGCGTCATTAAATAAATCATCAAACTCTTCGAACATAACTTTTTTTTTTACTGTTTTTATTATAAAGGATATATCAAAATAAAAGCCAATTACTTTTTTCTGACAAATTTTCTACGCTTATACTTTAGAACTGTCAAAATATACCTAAATGGATTTATTTTAATTAAATAAAAATATAATCCAAATAAAAAAACTGATAATAGGTAGAAAATAAAGGTAGTAATTGCGTAAGAATCGTTTGTCATTTTTAAAACCATGTAAAAAAGTGCATCGTAACCCATTGGGTTCAGAAACATTGCTGTCATTAGAACTAATGTTGCTTTTTTGTTTCTGTTTACTGCCTTCATCATCCATATTTTTTTGTAATTTTTCCAACATAAACATCAAAATAAGCTAGTCTGGTTTGGTAACATATTTTCCCAATAGACTATTTGCTCATTAAGTTTCTTTAGTTTATTATTAATTGAAGCTCTTTCTTTCATTAACTGTTTTTTATCGTCATAAAGAAATTTTAGAGCTTCATCAATATCATATTGAGTAACCGTTTTACTCTCTACTAAAATATTTAACTTATCTTTAATTTTATCCTTCATATTATATAAATATGAAGAATATTATATTTAAGACATTATAACTTCAATCTCATTTAATTTATTTAAGCCACTTGCGAAAAAATTAGCTTCCTTTTCTCTTCTATCTTTCAATCCAGGGAATTTTCTAAAAGACCTACGACTAGTCTTCATTATTTCGTCTTTAGCCTTTTCATATTTACCTCTTTTAACCAACTGTATAAAATGAGAGTTTCTGAACCCACTTCTACCCATATTAAATGCCATAGATACCATAGCATCATACATATCCTGGTTAATATTGTATTCAATACCCTTATCATCCCAACTAGATAAAACATCGTTAATTGCGTCTTCAGCTTTTTTTATGTCGGACCTAAGTAGTTTTTCAGCTTCTGCTCTAGTTATTGTTTGGCCATCCTCGAATTGAGATGTTCTAATTTTTTCCGCATGACCCCAACCAACGGTCACCATTTTATCACCAAGTTTATAAGCAGTAAGTACAGGTTCACCCTTTTGTTTTTCATCACCCTCTTCGTTCTTTATGAAATTAATTAAACTATCTGATGCAGATGTGGGTGTATTAATTTTTGTAGGTGGTGTCTCTACCTTATCACTTATAGTTGACATAACTTCATCTTTTATTTCTGGAGCATGAACAGTCAATATATTATTCATAGAAGACATTGATAATAAACCTATTAAACTAATAACACCGTACTTTACTAATTTCATTTTTATTTTTTTAGGTAGTTTTTTGAATTTATCTATTAAAGTTTTTAAAAATAATTCAGCTTTCTTTGGGGTGTTTATATCTTTTTTAGCTTTATCAATTCTTTCTTTAGCGATATCCCATTCAAATGTTATTGGTCCTTCGTTTTCAAAAAGCATTAAGATTTCGTTTAAATCATTTTCATATGATTTAATTAATAAAGCTTCGTTTAATAATGTTTTTACTATAGTACTCAAATCTATTTACTTGTTGTTGGGTTGAATCTCATTCTTATTACTCTAGATAGTATTTTAAACAAATCTTCTTTAGTTCTATTTTCACGTTTATCTATATAATTATTAATAATTTTCGCAATTCTAATTTCTTTTTTTCTACCCAACTGAAATTTGTAATTAATAACATCGAACATACTCATAAAATAATAACCGTTAAATTTACTCGCTCTACTAAATATTTTTTTTTGTGGGTCAACTTCAGTACTCGCATATTCACCACCAGCTTTACTTGGGTCCCACTCTTTGAATACTTCAATATCCATTTGTGTTAATCCTAGTTCTTGTGGTCTGAATATACCCTTTTTTAAATTATCATTAAAAGAATCCTCATCAACTTTATCAGAAACATTATTTTTTAGTGTTCCCCAAAGCTTTGGGTTTAAAGGTATTACAATATCTAAATCACCAGGTTCGCTAGGTATTTTAACCATTTTTTCTTCTGAAATTTCACTACTTAAATCATTTATTAATTCAACTAATCCTGGATACAAATATAATCTAGCTGACCCAGCTATGAAATATTTTTTATCTCCTGTGTCTATACCAAAATTTTCGAATACTACATCCTTTGATTCTTCTAGTAATGCGTCTAGCTTTGCATTACCTTCTTCTAATAATACAGTTTCATTAAATGCCTCTTCTAGTTTATTCCAGGCATCTAAAATTACCATTTCTTCATATATACTATATAACTTCATATGTTTTAAGTTTCTCAATAGCTTTATTATTATATTGAGATTTAATACTCAATGGTTTTAAGTTAAAAATCATATTGGCTGGACTTGGTCCTTTCATAAATAAGAAGTTGTAAGCAGACCATTCAGATTTTAAATAGTAATGCTCATCTTTTAAAACCTCAATTAAAGGATAACCATGTTCGTCAATATATTTCCAATCATAAGTATTACAAATCTTACTCACTTTTTTAATAAATATTAAGTATTCGATAATTCTTATACTTAATAATACTAACACAACGATACTTGAACTCATAATAAATGTCATAACTATAAATATTAATGTTTAATCAAATATAGTAATTAATTTTCAATTATCAAAATTTAATTCAAATTAAATTAAAAACTATCATTTTATCATATTTAATCACTTTGACATTTAATGGTAATATATACTCTTTAAATTCTTGGAAATTGAAGTCCGAATCTTTTATTAACAGACATAGATTAGTATCGTCTGTTAATTGTAAATCTTCATCTTTGAAGACCTCGATATCATACCTAGAATTAACTAAATCTAATATATCTTTTTTTAAGTTTAATGTACTTAACATGCTTCAAATATAGTAATAAATATTTAAATATAATTATAAAACCTTAATCATTTACAAATAAATTTTAAACCTTATAATTAAGTATGGTTAAGGGTGTAGTATATTTAATAACTGATTGGAGTTCTGTCCCAGAAAAGTACAAAATAGGTATAACTAAAAACTCACCTAATGATAGGTTAAAGTCTTTACAAACTGGTTCATCTGGTGAATTAGTTTTACTTAAAACATATGAATCTTACAATTATCGCAAAATAGAAAGTGCATTACATAGAGGTTATAAGCCTTATTCCACAGATGGTGGTAAGGAATGGTTTGAATTACCAAATGAAGTGGCTCTTAATTTTATTAATGAATGTAAACAGATAGATGATAATATAAAATTTTTAATGGAAAGTGATAATCCATTTATTTAATTTACATATTAACAAACATCAGCTTCAAAACCACAAGAACCGTTTTTCTCAATACATTCTTTAATCTCATACCCTAATTTTAAATCAGCATAATCTTGTAAGATATCCCTTACAACATATTCATCAACTTCAACACCTTCATTGATGAAATATTCCACTAAAATTTCGTAATTATATGAATCTCTTTCGTCAAAAAATTTATCTAATATAGTTTTTTTATCACTCATAAATTTTTCAATCTCCTCAATCTTTTCAATAACTTTTGGTAAATGCTCTTCTTTAAAATAATAACATAAAGGTGCGCATTCTTCACCAAAATCTTCCGCTAATTCTTTGTCAATCTGACCTTTAACACCAAATCTATCTGCGGCATCACTTGATTGTACTCCAAACCAAAATTTACCGCTTATATCACCATCATAATATCTTCCCATGACTTTTTTTTATTTAAATTAATTATCTTTTAATACCGTAATTTGATTTATACCAAACTCTTTCATGAATATAGTAAAGAGTCATCTTACTTATGACTTCAACACCACCTATGGATAACCCTATTTTCCAGTCACCAGTTATTAATCCACCAATAACTATTGTATCTATTGTACCTAATACCCTCCAAGTTATTGTTTTTAAAATATGTCTTTTATGACTTATTTCTGGTTTCATACATAGTTAAGTTATAGTAAATAAAATCTACACTATCCTCTATACTCATCTTGTCTGTTTTAATAAACATATTAGGGTTTTTAGGTTCTTCATAAGGTGAGTCAATACCTGTAAACATAGGTATTTCACCAGCCCTAGCTTTCTTATATAAACCCTTTGGGTCACGTTCTTCACAAACATCTAATGGTGCCTTAATATAAACTTCAATAAAGTTATCTTTACCTATTATATCTTTAGCTATTCGCCTTTCATTTTCAAATGGTGAAATAAAAGCTGTGATAACTATAACACCTAAATCAGTCATTAGATTTGCAACTTCAGCTATTCTCCTAATATTTTCTTTTCTATCATTATCAGAAAACCCTAAATCTTTATTAAGACCCATCCTAATATTATCACCATCCAAAACATAAACTAATTTACCTTGATTATGTAGCTTAGACGCTAATTCATTTGCTATAGTTGATTTACCAGAGCCAGATAAACCTGTTAACCAAATTGTTTTACCTTTTTGTTTAAGCAAATCTTCTCTTTCTTCTCTAGTTACCCTTTGTGTAACTTTAAATAAATTATTCATAATTATGATTTTTCAATTTTAAAACACTTCTTACATTGTTTAAACCCACTATCAAAAGGTGGTTTCCAGTCGTGGTCACACCTTTTGATTTTGCGTTTTGTTTTAAAATTACTAATAAAACTCTTAATTTTTTTAAACAAAATATTAAAAATTTCTAGTATCCTCAACAAATTTTGTTGGGTTATTTAATATCCATTCCATAAGTGGTCTTTGGAATCCTCCTGGAAGTGGAAAACCTTTCATATATAAGACACCAGCTACTATATGAAATTCTTCACCATTTTTAAACTCCATTACTTGTGGAATTTCTTTTAATTTTAAATTTTCAGCATGTTTAAGTCTAAACACTCTGTTACCTATTAATCTTTCTCCCATAATTTATTTTTTTAAAACGGTATATCGTCATCACTGCTATGGTCTGGTATTACAGTTTCAATTTTTTTTGTTTTTGTTGTTGCTGCCGCACCTTTAACATCTATAGTCTGACCATTCAGATTAACGTAATACTTTCCCTTATATTCATTACCTCTTATAGAAAAATTAATAATAACTTCATCACCTACGTTGACATTATCTAATGTTAGTGTTGAGTCTTTCAAAAACTCAAACTTAACGTCCTGTGGAAATTTATCATCAGATGTGATAACTATTTCTCTCTTTTTAAATCCAGAATCCCATGTTTGGGTTTCCATAACTTCTTTAACTGTTCCTTCAAATGTGTATAACATAATTTAATTTTTTTACAAATATAGTTAATTAAAACTTAATAATCAAGTTAATAATTATTATTTATTTTTTTTATTTAAGACCAATAGATACAGAGGTCATATGTAAATGTAACCCAGTTAGCTCAACCTCATTTTTTGTACTTATAGCACTGGTTAATATAATTTCTTTATTATCATAAAAATCAAATGTGTATCTGAAATCTTTATTTAATAGACAATCATTGAAACTATAGTTATTGGTTAATGTAAACCAAAATAACTCATTATTAATATCTAGTTTATCTTCTGTTGAAGTGGCGAACCAAACATCTTTAACATCATCCCAATAAACTTTAATCAACGTCTTCATCATCATCATCTTCAGTATCATCTAAATTAGTCAAATCATTTCTCATATCTTTGTAAGCATCATATATATCATCAGTCATTTGATTATTTAAATCATTTAATGATTCTGTTGAGGCATCTCCATACTGCGAGTCAATAACTTTCTTTGCTGAAAACATAGCACATAAATCACTGAATAGTTGTACATCCCTCTCTTCGAATATTATACCACTGACCAATATCATAAAATTACCAACACTAGTTATAGTGTAATCTTCTTTATTAGTACCTTCTTTTATTAAAGTGTTTCCTATATTAAAAAGTTTTTCACTTAATTCGTCATGTCTTTTATTGATTTCCATTTTTGTTTTTTTTTATTTAATAAATGAATTATGGTGTAATTTCTGTAACAATACCTTTAACTGCAAAGTCTTTGACACTCTTCCAATGTTCTATATTGTTACTGTCGTATGGCTTACCTTTATTTGAAGTATTAACAGCCAACGTTATATGTGGTTTATCATTATTTGAATAATAACCCTCGACACCAACAGCAATAGCTTTATCTGATACCCCTAATGATTTAACTGTTAATGTAACCTCTTTACCTAAGTCACCTTCTAAATCTTCTGGTAAGCCTTTACCAAAAACAATTGTCATGTGATGGGCGAATGTTTTCCAACCTTCGGGTATTGAATCCTTAAACTCATTCAATAATCTTTTGCTCTCGAAATCATCTAAAACAACTGCGGAATACAGAATCTTTTTTGGTTTATCGGGTTGACTATCGAATCTAGATTTAGAATTAATAACCTTTTCAAGTGAAAGTGGTCCAACGCTCTTATGTGCTTGAATCATTTGTGATATTTTTCCTAGTGGAACCCCATGCGTATTTCTTTCTGCCAATTCCTCAGCTGAAAGTCCTCCAGTACCAACATCAACAAATTTAATATTTTCATTAGCATATCCCATATTAAGTGCTGACTCAATATAATTTTTTGGTTCATCTGGTCTAATATTGGTGTTATCTACTATAACTGGTGACACACCGCTTTTCATTGCTTTTTCAGCCATTTTGAAGTTAGTGGCATGCATTTTACCAATTGGTGCGTAGTTACCGTTTTTAAACATATTTGAAAAGAACTCATTATAATCACCTTGTGCTTCAATCCTGTCGTCCGTTGAGAATATCTCACCACTACCCTTCAACTCTCTTGCTTTAGTTGATTTACCAGCACCTGGGATACCTCTCATTATGATTAATACTTGGTCTGGTCTACTTACTGTAGAACCTAGTGCGTTTTTTTCTACTTCTTCCCTTAATATCTTTTTTATAGTATCTTTCATAGTAAATAATCTTTAAATTTTTTGTTTATTTCTTCTTTAGTTAAATATGTTTCTAATAATATTTCAGTTTCTGAGAAGTCTCTATTAATGGCCAGTGTTTTATAAGAGTAGAAGTCTTCAGAAAAGTCATTGACTAAATCATCAAAATGTTTTACTTTTAAGTTATACTCATTAATGTTTTTACCATCTTGGTGTGTTTTATAATATATCATGGTTTCTAGATAATGAAACCTAACATCTTCATGGTCAATAGAATTCATAGTATCTAATATTTCATCAACACTAATATTGTAACCAATATAATTAAGAACTTCACTTTTTATTTCATAATCAATAGCTGATTGTTCAAATGAAGGTACATCGAATATCTTGAATGGTCTGCAATCCTCTAAATCCATTCTCATACTTTTATTATCCATTGAGACACCGATAAATCTATGACCCTCAAAGAAAACATAGAAATCAAACATATTTAAAGATGGCATGAACCCACCGTCATTTAAATCAATATATACTATAACAATTCTATTAATATTAGTCATGGAACAAATATATAGTTAATATTTTGATTATACAAATTTATTTTGGATTATTTCTATTTTGCTCTAACAGTTCCATTACCTTATCCTGTAATTCAGCTGGTAATTCATCAAAGATATCATCAATCTTAATTGGTTGTCCATCGAGTGTTTCAAATTTATTAGAATTTTTGTAGTATTTAATAATATTACCATTTGGGAGTTTCAATTTTTTAAATGACTCTTTAGTTTTCTTAGGTTCTTCTAATGACCTTTTCCATGCATTTATATTTTTTATGGTAACTGGTTTTTTTACTGGGTCATAAAAATTTGATTTACTAAATTCAATTAACGTATCTAGTTCTATAGACATATCATATTCACCCTCTTTTCTATGTTTCCAATATAGAGTTGTCATATCGTTATCATTAACAATCGCAAGTAAAAAACTACCTTTATCTCTTTCTTTAAACGGTGGGTGCTTAATTTGCATTGGAGACTTGTATAACCAAACTCCTATCTTATCTTTGTCATAACCAAACTCAAGGGATTCAAGTTTTTTAATATTTAAATCTATGATTTCTTTATGTTTATCATCTAAACCTTTTAGTGTGCTATTTTCAATTCTATTTGGATAAGAATCTTTTTTCCAATGTTTTGATTTTATAGCTTCAATTAATTTTTCCCTAATAAACTGTTTCATACAATATAAATATATTTAAAAACTTAAATAACCACAAAGAATATAATTTTACCTTTCTCCTTTGTCATTTTTATTTGACCTTCATAACCTTCGTCTAATGCTTGTTTTTTATACTTGTCGTATATTGTGTCAAAATCTTCTTTTAGTGATTTTTCTTTTTCCGAACCAAGTCTCCTAACTCTCTCTTCCATACCCCTTAGAATTAAAAAAGCTCGAACATTTTAAAATTCGAGCTTAATATTAATTATTTATATTTTATATTATAATTTATATACTATCTCGCAAACTTTTACATATTTAATCATGACAAAAATTAGACCTTAATCCTCTGTTCTTTTTCTTTTAACTTTATTTTTAGCATTTCTAATAAGTCTTTCTTCCATTCTCGCTACTTTAATCTTTAAATCTGTATTTTCTTCTATCAACTTATTTATTTTTTCTTCTAAACCACCTATTTTATCTTTAAGTTCTTCAATAACTGCTAATGATATATTATCATCCCTTTCAGATTTTTTTTCGTTTTGGTCCATCTTTTTCTTTATGATGTTCCAAATTTCTTTAATCCCAAGTGCTGAAATAAGAGCTATTAATAAAGTTTCGTCCATTTTTCTAGCGTAATTACTTCTCTATTTTAAATACTAAATGAATATTCCCCTTACCATCATTAATAACTTTTCCAGAAGAAATTGTTGGAATTTTAGAATTATCTAATCTATTTTGAGCCAATCCTTCATCGGTATCATTTACTTTAAAAACCATTTGACCTTTATCTGACTTAATAAATTCAATCTTATCAATATCGAACCCCAAGTCTTCTAAATCTTCTATAAACTGTACTCTAGCTTTACCTAGTACTGGACTAGTATCTCTACCGACCTCGTTTAAGTTATTTTCTTCTTTTACAAATGTTTTTCCGCTAATCCCTCTCCTATCTAAATATTTAGCCATGGTTGTTGGGTTGTTAGTTCTTATTTCCCTACTGTTCCTACCCATATGTAAATTTTCTGGTGACCACATCATTTCTAGCCAATTATAAAACGCTACTTTATTATCATTAGCCATAGCAGCACTACCAACTCTTTGTTGACTGAAAAAGTTCATTATTTCGTCTTGAAGCTTTGCTGGAATTTCTATCTCCTCAACTTCTTCAGATTCAGTAACCTTTTTATCATCCATAGCCAACGCTGACATGACGTTTGACATTTCTTCATCAGACACGTCTGGCCCTAATTGAGCTTTAATAGAATCAATATTATATTCCTCTTCTTTTATTAACCCCTTAGATTCAAGGTGTCTCTGCTCAGCTAATAGATTAGCTTTTTTAATATTTTTACTTTTATCAAATTTTCTCATAATATTATTTCTTAACTTATATATATTTTATTACCTGTAGTGTAAAGATTACCGTATGTTTCACCATCAACACCAACAAATACTTCACCCTTTGTTTTATAATCATCAACTCCTGGACCATCTTTAACTTCTTTTATATAAAGCTTACCACCAAGTTTAATAGCAAAGAATCTACTCATATATGATTTAGGTCCCATAGTTACTGGTGTTATTGGTGCTCTATATACCACACCTTCTTCATAAGGTGGAATTTCATTTTCAATATCAACCACTTTCCCATCAACTTTTTGGAAAATGTCGGCTGCACGCATCCTCCAGTAAGGAGCAACCTTTGGGTTATAGATTATTTCAGATTCTGGTGAACCTGGACTATTAGAGGCTAAAGAAACTCGTACATCAGAGCACTTAATCTTAGCAATAACATCTTTATTAGCACCCTTATAAATTTCATAACCAACTTTAGGTCTATTAGTTAACTTGCAATTAGTCATTTCAATATCAAATGTATATGGGTTAAAGTTACTTCTTACACCACCACTAGATACTTTATCAACTAAGTCATTAGGGTTAAAATCTAACTTATCATCACCTAAAAAACCTGTTTTACCATTAGGTTCAACCTTCCATGTCATAAAAATACCTTTCCCAGTAATTGGGTCTCCAGTTTTAGCTAAATTAAATCTAATAGTGAAGTTTTTAGCATCTGTTGTTGGTATATTTGGGACTCTATTATCAGTAGTTGGCGCTTCAACTTCTGGTTCGACAATTATTTCATCTTCCCTTAATAATCCCTTAGATTTCAAGTATCTTTGTTCAGCTAATAAATTAACCTTTCTTATATTTTTATTCTTATCAAACCTTCTCATCAGAATATGTTTAGTTATAAATATCTGTAATAAATAAAAAAACCTTTTTGATTACAATAACTTCTTAAAGTTATTTATCTCCATATTTTCAATGGCTTGCCCCATTTCTGGTCCAGGTTTAATTCCTAATTCTTCTTGGGCATCTTTTCCTGTTACGCTTAATTCAAAATTAAGGAATGCTTTTATCAAATTAGTGTCTAAATTAGTTAATATAGAAAACTTATTTATTATAGAATCATCAACACCAGATTTATTATGTAGTTTTTTAAAAGTGTACACTTTATTAGGATTATCAAATTGTTGTAGTGCTACTAAAAATGTAATAGCTTTATTCTCAGCAGAAGAATATGTTAACTTATTTAATGTCTTACTTAATTTATTTGGTTCGTTATTTTTTAATAAGTTAGCAATAACAACTATTGGGTCATTATCATTTGTAAAGTCAGACTTATTTATTGTTAACCCTGGAAATATACCATCCCATAAGTTATAACTATCAATTAAATTTAAGAAATGTTTAACACTTTTAGCTGTTTTAATCCCTTTTAAGAACTCATCTCTTATTCTTTCTGATGATATACCTTCTAGACTATTATCTTTCTTTAAAGCAGCGTCTACAGCTGGGTCAAGACCACTACCAAACCTACCAGCAAACCTAATAGCTCTGAGTATTCTAAGCCTGTCTTCTCCAAATCTCTCTTCAGCGGAACCAACAGTTCTTACAATACCTTTTTTAAGGTCATCAACCCCACCAACAAGGTCAACCACCTCGCCAGTGTTTATATCATAAAACAAAGCGTTTATTGTTAGGTCTCTTCTCTTTACATCTTGGTCTATGGTTGTAAATTTAACACTATCTGGTCTTCTTCCAGAACCAATATCAGACCTAAAAGTAGCTATTTCATATTCATCATCATCAGTAAATACATTTATAACCCCAAACGCTTTTCCTGTTGCTAAGGTCTTGTAACCAGCGTCTTGCATCATGGATTCAACTTTGTCTGGTTTAGCATCAGTGGCTAAATCATAATCTTTTGGTGTCTTACCTAATAACGCATCTCTAACCGCACCGCCAACAACAAATAATTTATGTCCGTTTTTAATAAATATTTCTTTAATCTTAATAATATCGTTTGGTATGGGCATAGACATCTTAGTTCTAGATTCTAGAACAAAACTTTCTCTAAGTATTTCTTTGATTTTATTTTTCATATTGTGTAAATATAATTATAATATAAACAAATTCCTAATCATTTTAGGTTTATCGTCTTCACTAAGCTCATTATTATATATAATATCTATAGTTTTGCTACTAATTTCGTCAGATGTAAATACAGCATCAGCTTTTTTTATGCTTTTAATTAAACTATTTAAATTATCACTTTCAATGAAACTTTTTATGGTGTCTGAATGCACATGTTTTTTATTAAACCCCATATTGTAACAAATTTAATAAGTTAATCTTTTTTATCCCATTTAATTAATTCACCATCACACACATTATTAGTGAATTCTTCAGCGGTTGTGAATGACCATTTATCATCACCCTCTGTTCTCTTATAAAATACTGGACCATCAATATATCTAATTTGATATTGCATCTTACCTTTCTTGGTAGATTCTCTAAGTAATATTTTTATTCTTTCTTTCATTAATTATGTCCGCTTTAAATATAATATATTTTATTTATAAAAGAAAATAACCGTATTATTACCTTTTGTTAGTTCTAAAAATCCTTTTGGGTTTTCTTTAGCTCTAACGTTTAGATAATGATTTCCAGCTCCTTCTGATTTTTGAATACCCCCACTTTTTTCAGCCTTTTTCTCAAATGAATTAGCATCTGAACCCAGTTTAAGTTTATATCCATCGTCTACTAGTTCTTTTATTTCTTTTTGGAAGTCTGTTTTCTGTGTCTTTTGGACTTGAGCTTTTATTTTATTGAATAATACTGTCGCTTTTTCGTTTCCGTTTTCTTTTGCAACTTTTATTTTATTAAATATTTTTTCTTTAACATTATCATCTCCATCGTTGTATTCTTGAGCAATGACACTGTTAGGTGCAAAAGTTGCTAAAGCTAATGAACCAGCTATTAACCAATCCTTAAGCCCTTCTTCTAATAGTTCCTCGTCTATTGTATATTCATCGTCATATGCATCAGTAGATAAGTCACCTAGTTTTTCCATTATGTCATTTCTTCTTAGTAGTTTAAATACAATATTTTCAACACTATATTCACCGCCAGTCTCAAGACCAGCTTTCCTCATCTTTTTAATCTTATCTTTTAGTTTTTCTATTCTGTTAATAACACTTTGATTATCCCCATCTTTTTCGATATCGTTCACTTGTTTAACAAAATCTTTGTATTTCTTTCTAATTGTTTCTTTGTCTAATGAAACAACTTCTTTTTTTGGTTTGGAGACCCACTCATCATTTAGTATTGAATAAACACCTGTTGAGTGGTGTGGTTGGTCTTCTGGTTGTAGATATAATTCAACTTCGAACCCCTTAATAGTAATATCATGGTCCGAATTCCATTTTCTTGTTTTCACATCCAGCAAGTCTTTAACCATTTCCTTGTTATCACCTAATTTATTAATATCGAATATAATGTGTAGGTCAACATCAGAATATTTAGACCAATTATAGTTTGCTAAAGAACCAGTAAGTGTAATATCTTCATAGTCAAAATCCAAGTCTAAAGATTTCCAATAGTTATCGGCTATCTTAATTAGGTTGGTTCTAATACCCTCGTTCATATTACCTTCAGAGTCCCAAATATCTGGTTGTAAGTCATCATTCATTTTAAATGATGAGAAATCTAATCTAGAATCTAATTCTTTAATAAAATACTCTAAATTTAGACTCTCTTTAAGTAAT